TGCAGACTATTACAAGGCGGCTTAAAAAGCTTGCCAGACCTGCACTTATCATAACTGACGAAAATCATCACAGCCTTGCTCAGTCCTACAAACGCATATACGAATACTTTTCAGACGTGCCGAGAGTGGGCGTTACAGCGACCCCTGTCCGCCTTAATGGTGACGGGCTTGGTGACGTGAACGACAAGCTTATCATTGGCGTATCCGCAAAATGGCTTATTGATAACGACTGTCTTGCACCTTATGACTACTATGCTCCTGACGTTGCCGACCTTACAGGGCTTCACGTTTCTCACGGGGAATATATGGCGGCGGAGATAGAGAAAGCTATGGTGAAAAACACTGTTTTCGGTGACGTCATAAAGTATTACAAACAGCTTGCTTTGGGCAAAAAAGCGGTCTGCTACTGTGCTTCCGTCAGGCATTCTCAGCGGACGGCAGAGGTATTTAATGACAACGGCATAAAGGCGGCTCATATCGACGGCTCGACCCCAAAGGCAGAGCGTGACAGCATTATCTCAGCTTTCCGCAGGGGAGATATAGCGGTGTTGTGCAACGTTGACCTTATCTCAGAGGGCTTTGACGTTCCTGACTGCGAGTGTGCAGTACTCCTGCGACCCACCAAGAGCCTTACTCTTTACATTCAGCAGGCTATGAGATGTATGCGGTACAGACCTAACAAAAGAGCCGTCATAATCGACCACGTTGGCAACTATGCAAGGTTTGGTATGCCTGACGATGACAGGGAGTGGAGCTTGGAGAAAAAGCCGAAAACTCAGCATAAAAAGCAGGAGCAGAGCGACAAGGTGAAGCAATGCCCCGAATGTTTCTATACCTTCTCTGCTCCTCCTGCGGGGGTGAAAGTATGCTGTCCTCATTGCGGATATGAGTTTCCCACAGCCGAGAGAAAGCTTGAAACTGACAGCAGCGTTGGGCTTGTAAAGGTGGAGGGATTTAAGCTTGACTTTTCAAGTCCTGCCGATTGTCATACCTATCCCGAACTTTTGCAGTATGCGAAAAGTCACGGCTACAAATCAGGCTGGGCGTATTATCAGGCAAGGCAAAGGGGGCTTATAGGTTGACGGAAGAACATAGGATACAAAACGAGATACGCTGTGCGGTATCGCCCTACTGCACTGTCTTTCGTGTGAACGTGGGCGAGAGCAGGACAGTTGACGGCAGATATTTCACCACAGGAGTGCCGAAAGGTTTTTCAGACCTGTTCGGCGTAAGGCATAAGGACGGCAGAGCTGTCTTTATCGAAGTCAAAACAAAGTCGGGACGAGTTCGTCCCGAGCAGAAGAATTTTATAACAAAAATGCGTGAGTGCGGAGCATTGGCAGGCATATGCCGCTCGGCAGAGGACGCAGTAAATTTACTAACGGAGGAATAAAAAAATGGGATTTAAGTCAAATCAATCAGAAGCATTTCAGAACGGATTAAAGCCTGAGGGCGATTACGAGTGCATCATAACCGCTATCGAGGAACGCACAACAAAGAAAGGCTCGGTGGGCCTTAACTTCACTCTCGTCATCAGAAATGACGTGCAGGGACAGAAATACGGCAACTCCTGCCTGTTTCACACCATATGGAAAAAGCACGAGCCTAACGAGAACGATATGCAGGTGGAGGGCTACAACTTTGCTCAGCTTATGGCAATGGGCAAGGCGGCTAAGCTTCCTGACGGCAAGGAGTATGACAGCCTTAAAGCATACTGCACCGACCTGCTGAACAAGTGCATAAGGGTAGATCTCACGCACGAGGAATGGAACGGCAAGGAGCGGGAATGCATTGATTTTGTCAACCCTACAAAGTATCCTGAATGCAAGCATAAGTTCAAATCCTCTGCACCGAAGGCGGACAGCTTTGCGACTAAGCAGACGGGCTTTGCAACGCCTAAGACAAATACGCAGGCTGACAGCGCCATAGGCTCGCTTGAAGATTTTGAGGACGTGCTTACAGATGACGGCGTGCCGTTCTGATTTCTGAGAAAAGCGAAAAGTCATAGTGCTTTTGCATAAAAACGCAGATGATATTTTGTGCAAACAAATGATTTATATTTTAATTTGGCAACATTTCTGCAATTGTTGCATTTTTAATGCAACTTTTTGGGTGTTTTTCGGGGATAAGTGAAAGGCTTTGACTTTTCAAAATTTATGTTAGGAGTTGGATATATGTACGAACAAATACCGCAGGAGCTTAAAACCCTGCCAAACTGGATATGCTGGGACGCTGTGCCTGATGAAAAGAGAGGGAAGATAAAGAAAGTGCCGATAAACGCACTTACAGGCGGAGGGGCTATGTCAAATAACCCCTCTACTTGGTGCGATTTCGATACGGCTGTGAGAGCCTCGGAAAAACATTCGGGCATAGGATTTATGTTCGGCGGCTGTCCGTATTTCGGTGTTGACATTGACGGCAAAGAGGAGGAGCTTGAGGCATACCAAAGGGGAGAGAACGGCAACATCATATCTGAATTTATCTCCACCCTGCAAAGCTATACTGAGATATCTCAATCGGGCAAGGGCATACATATCATATGCAGAGGAACGCTCCCAAAGCGTGGCAGACGTAAAGGCTCAGTTGAGATGTATGAGGACGGCAGATTTTTCGTTATGACGGGCAACTCCTGCTCAGAATATGATGGCATCGCAGAGTGTTCCGACAGCATAAAGCCATTGCACGAAAAGTACATAGGAGGCGGTCACGAGCCTGTGGCAAAGGCTGTTCCTGCTGTCAGACTTGACACCGCAGACCAGATAATCAAAGCGGCGGCAGGTGCAAAGAACGGCGGAAAGTTCGTGTCGCTCTACAGCGGAAGAACCGCAGGATATGCTTCGCAGAGTGAAGCTGATATGGCGTTCTGCTCAATGCTTGCCTTCTGGACAGGCTGTGACGCAGAGAAAATGGATATGATATTTCGCTCCTCTGGTCTTATGCGTGAAAAGTGGGACAGGGCGCAAAGCGGTTCGACCTACGGCGCACTCACGATCCAGAAAGCCATTGCAGATTGTGACAAGACCTATTCGCCAAAGTTCGCAGGAGGATTTTCTCTCAACTTCAAGTCGCCCTCTGAGCCGATTTCTGTGGGCGCTGTGGAGCAGGAAGAAACCAAGCCAAGACTTTATTCATTTGACGATACGGGCAACGCAGAACGCTTTGTTGACCTTTTTGGCGAGCAGGTGAGATACTGCTATACCGACAAACGCTGGCTTTGGTATGACGGCAGAAAGTGGTGTACCGATATGACAGGCACAGTTAAACGTCTTGCTGATAAGGCTGTGGCTTGTATGGCGGCAGAGGCAAAGGTGTACGCTCAGCTTGACGCAGACGAGGGAACGGATATGGCAAAAGCTTTTGAAAAGCATATGAAGTCCTGCCGTTCTAACAAATCAAAGAACGCAATGCTAAGCGAGGTCATGCACCACGTTCCTGTTCTGCCTGCTCAAATGGACAGATTTAAAACTGTTCTCAATACCCCTGGTGGAGTTATCGACCTGCGAAGCGGCGGCATATCTCCTCACGACCCTATGACATATCTGACGAAAATGACAGCCGTTGAGTATTCAGAGAATGCCGATTGCCCTCGCTGGCTTGCCTTTCTTGACGACATTTTCAGAGGGGATAAAGACCTTATCAGATACGTTCAGAAAGCTGTGGGATATTCCCTGACTGGCTCGACCACCGAGCAATGTGCGTTCTTTCTTTACGGGACAGGACGAAACGGCAAGTCAACTTTCATTGATATCATAAGGGATATTTTCGGGGACTATGCGGCAAATATCCAGCCTGAAACTATTATGGTGCGCAGTAATCAGAGCACCGCCATAAACAGCGATATTGCAAGGCTCAAAGGTGCAAGGCTCGTGACAAGCGTTGAGCCTAACGAGGGCGTTCGTATCAACGAGGGTCTGCTCAAACAGCTTACAGGCGACGATACTGTTACCGCAAGAAAGCTTTACGGCGACGAGTTTGAGTTCAAACCTGAGTTCAAGCTTTGGATGGCGACAAACCATAAGCCTGTTATCAGAGGAACAGATACGGGCATATGGCGAAGGATACATATGATACCCTTCACTGTGCAGATCCCCGAAGAAAAAATAGACCGCAGGCTGAAATACAAGCTGTCGGCGGAGCTTACGGGCATATTCCGCTGGGCAGTTGAGGGCTGTCTGCTGTGGCAGAAAGAGGGGCTTAAAATGCCTCGTGCCGTCCTTGAAGAAGTGAGGGAGTACCGCCGTGAAATGGACGTTATCTCTGCATTTGTTGAGGATAAGTGTACTGTGGGCAAGGGTCTGAGCGTTAAGTCAAGTCAGCTCTTTGCGGCATATCTTAACTGGGCTGAGCAGAACAATGAATATCGTATGAGTTCAACAAAGTTCGGTATGGAGCTTGCAAAACGCTTTGAAAAAGTAAAGACAAGGTCAGGCGCATATTTTAACGGCATAAATCTCGATAACAATGTGTAAATAATTGCAAATGTGACGGGGTGTGACGGGTTGACGGGTTTTTCTAACCTTTCGTATAAGAAGATAAAAAAGAATATATATAAAGAAAGAGTTCTTGAAAAACGGCATAAACTCGTCACAACCCGTCACAGAGGGGGGGATAATCATTAAAACAGATTTCAAAAGAATGTCACAAGAAGAGTTCGCACGGTATGAAGACATGGCAATAGACGGCAGACTCATCTATGACGAGTATTCTGCTGAGGAATATAAGTATTTCTCGCAGTTATCAAGACTTGGCTACAAGAACAGGCATGAGGGGTGGTCGAAAGAGATATGCGAGGACAAGCAGGCGGAATACAAGCGGGAGTATTTTCACAGTAAAGAGCGAAACGGCAGGTTTTTTAGACAAGCCTGCATAATGCAGGAGAATATCCGCAGAGGGCAGACAACGGTCTGGAAGATAAACAAAACGCAGGACAGGGAAGAAAAGCTCAAATACGCATTGCAGGCACTGGAGCTGATACTCTGCGACGAGGGGCTTGCAAAACATAACGGCGTAAACATACCCGAATATGCAGGCTGTGAATACTGCAATGGAGTGACAGAGTGGAGCGAAAAGCTTGGTGCAGACGGCAAGGAAGTCCGTTTTGAGTTCTGTCCTGTTTGCGGAAGAATGATCGAGGAGGGATAAAGGTTGACAATACAAGAAAAGATATCACGCTATCAGCTGATACCAAAGCTCATAGCCAATCTTGAAGAAAACAGGGCAAGGATACTGAATGGAAAAGCCGTATGCTATGACAAGAATGACAGTTCGGCAGGAACACCCGACAACACGGCTGAAAGCTCAATGCTGAGTTATGCCTGCAAGGGTGAGAAACAAAAGGAGCTGAGCGAAGAGCGTGCAAGGCTCACACAGGAGATACAGTCTGAGATAGACGAAATGTTCTGCAATGAGGAAGCTGAAACCATAGATACTGCAAGGATAATCAAGCTGTATTTCATCAACGGCATATCGGTGAAGAAGATAGCTCACAACTATATTTTCAGAGATTACAAGACGGTGCTGAGAATGTTTCACAATGGGTGTGAGAAATTAAATATACCACACAAGACCACTCAATACCACTTGCAGGAACGCACATAGTATGATATCATTACAATAGCCAATAAGGCAAGCAAACATTTGCGGACCTCCATAAAAAAGTCCGACGGGGCGAAAGCTCCGTATGCAGGTCGAGAGCGCACGAACTTAAAGCCTGCACCAGTGAAACTACTCCGCATAGTCATGAATATGTGTTGCTGTAAGTGTAATCGGAGTTAATGGCTTACAGGACAGCCTGACGTTAACGGGACCTAGCCGCAAGGGCTGAGCAGGCAGCGGCAAGAATGCAGGTCGAGAGCGTGCCAGCTCAACATCTGCTCCACCATTTACAAAACTCCTTATAATATTTCACAAGAGGCACTCCTATGGGGTGCCTTTTGCGTAGTGGGAGATTAAACGTGCTATTATAAGTATGTGTATTGAATTCGTTAGTAGATCAATTTTCCTTATTAAATTTACAAATATTATTTTTTCTAAATAACCTATAAAATCGGCTAAGTTTACTATAATATATTTAGTTAATTTTTTTATAAAAAAGTATTGACATTTCCAAAATATATATTATAATAAAATCAAAGCAAATTGAATACTATATTAATTTGTTAAATTTAAAACAAGGAGTTGTTTGTATGACAAACGTAAATAATGAAAACGTAAATGAATTATATTGTGAAGTGCTTGATTTAATTGCAAGACAGAGGAAATATAAGGATAAAAGTGACGAGTTTTTACTTGAGTCATTCAAAGGCATAGTACAGAGAACCTTAGAATTTGGGTATAATTTTAAACTTAATGATCCTGTTATAAGTCAAAATCTCCAATTTATGCGTTTGGGTGATTTTACGTATGATGATAAGTATCGTAAGACAATGCTCGATATTAAATCGAGCAAGGATATTAATGATATTAATAAAAATATGGCTATCTATTTTACATACTTACAAAGAATCAAAGAATATCATCATGAATTAGCATATATTATCAGAGATATGTTGTACACAATGAGCCAACGTAAAAACCGAGGTGAGGTGAATGCCGAATGAAAACAATCTGATACCAATACGAACCGAGAGTGAAGCGAGAGAGAAAGGCTCAAAAGGCGGTAAAAAATCAGGCGAAGTCCGCAGACGTAAAAAGACTATGAAGCAGGTAATGGACTTCCTGCTTGAACAGCCTGCCAATACCAGAGCGGACTATGAATTCCTCGTGGAGCAGGGTATTGACCTTAACAGCCTTGACCCCGACTTCATCAATAATATGCTCCTCGTCAATGCGGCTCTTATGGCAAGGGCAAAGCAAGGGGACGTTGCGGCGGTGAAAGAGCTGCGTGACATTATCCGTGATGACGATATGCTCAAACATAAGATAAAATACGATAACGCAAGGCTCAGGCTTGAAAAACAAAAGCTTGAGCCTGTTTCTATGCCTGATAAGGTGTACAGCGGTATCCCTGCGAGCCTTGTCGCTCCTGCGTTCTCACCTGTCTTGTTCGATATTGCAGAGCAGGAACATTCCGAGTATGTTTTTCCTGGCGGACGTGGCTCGACTAAATCTTCATTCTGCGGTCTGAACGTTATCGACCTGCTGATGAAGAACGAGAATATGCACGCCTGCGTCCTGCGTGCTGTGGCGAATACTCTTAAAGACAGCGTTTATTCTCAGATACTCTGGGCAATATCTGCACTTGGTCTTGATGATGAGTTTGCCTGCACAAAGTCGCCCCTTGAGATCACACGCATTTCAACAGGGCAGAAAATATACTTTCGTGGTGCTGATGACCCGTACAAGATGAAGTCTATCAAGCCTCCTTTTGGCTATATCGGCATCGTGTGGTTTGAGGAGCTTGACCAGTTCGGCGGTGAAGAAGCTGTGCGAACGATAGAACAGTCTGTTATAAGAGGCGGCGAGAGAGCATATAAGTTCAAGTCTTTCAACCCTCCGAAGTCAGCTCAGAACTGGGCGAATAAGTACATCAAAGTGCCGAGAACGGACAGACTCGTTACCGAAAGCACTTATCTTACTGTGCCGAAAAAGTGGCTTGGCAAGCCTTTTCTTGATGACGCCGAATTTCTCAAAGAAACCAATCCCACTGCCTATGAGAACGAATATATGGGCGTTGCAAACGGCACAGGCGGCAATGTTTTCGATAACGTCCTCATAAGAGAGATTACCGACAGCGAGATAGCACAGTTCGATAACATCTATAACGGCGTTGACTGGGGCTGGTATCCCGACCTTTACGCTTTTGTCAGGGTGCATTATGCCCCTGCTCAGCACACGCTGTTCATATGGCAGGAGTACACCTGCAACAAGACCAAGAACATTGATACCGCAAAGCATTTGCTGGAGCTTGGTATCACAGCAAACGATCTTATCACCTGCGACAGTGCAGAGAACAAGTCCGTTGAGGATTACAGAGCATACGGCTTGCTTGCAAGAGGTGCAGAAAAAGGTCCTAACAGCAGGGAGTATTCATATAAGTGGCTGCAATCTCTGCGAAGTATCGTTATAGATAACAAGCGTTGTCCTGTGGCTTGCGAGGAGTTCATCAACTGCGAGTATGACAGGGATAAAGAGGGCAACGTTATAAGCGGCTATCCCGACGGCAATGACCACGTTATCGACGCCGTTCGGTATGCAATGGAAAGAGTATGGAAAAGGCGGGGTCAGTAAGCTATGGGCATTATTTCAAAAATAAGGGAGTGGATAAGCAGAATGCTTTCAAAGTCAGATATAAAGGGCGTTTACGGTATTGATATTGCCGTGACGGACAGTATGATAAGAGCTATCGACAAGTGGGACAGAATGTATGCAGGCAATGCAGCACCCAAGGGAGTTCACTCTCTGCGGCTTGAACACGCTGTTGTGAGGGAGTTTGCAAACACGGCTATCAATGAAATGACCCTGAAAGTTTCCAACGATAAGCTTGATGCCATAATGAAAAACGCCCTTGAAAACCTCAACAAAAATCTGCAAAGAGGTCTTGCAACAGGAGCAATGATAATAAAGCCGCTGGGTACTGATAAGGTGCAGTATGTTCCGCAGTCGCAGTTCATTCCTGTGGAGTATGACGTGAACGGCAGGCTTATAAAGGTCATTTTCCCTGAGATAAAACGCATGGGCGATAATGATTACCGCATAAGGCTTGAATATCACGCTCTGGACTATGAAAAAGGGCTGACTATCACAAACAGGGCTTTTCGCTCCAATGACGGCATATCTCTCGGGGCTGAGATACCTCTCACGGCTGTTGCAGAGTGGGCAGAGCTTATCCCTCAGGTGGCCTATCCCCTTATGCTGCGACCCTCTTTCGGCTATTATGTCAACCCTATCGACAATACAGTTGACGGTTCACTTTCAGGCGTATCAGTGTTCGCAGGGGCGGAAGAAGTCATAAGAAAAGCTGATATCCAATTCGGCAGGCTCGATTGGGAGTTTGAATCTGGGGAGCGTGCCATAGACGTTGACGAGGCTGTGCTAAGACCTGTGACAGACCCGTTCACAGGTAAGAAGCGTGCAGAAATGCCAAAGCTCAATGAACGGCTTTTCAGAGGGGTAAATGTGTCGGCTGGCACGAGCGGTGACTTTTATCACGAGTTCTCACCGCAGTTAAGACAGGCTGATTTTATCGCAGGACTTGAAGAATACAAGCGTGAGATAGAATTTTCTGTGGGGCTGTCCTATGGGGATATCTCAAACCCACAGACAATTGATAAGACAGCCACAGAGATAAAGTCCTCAAAGCAGAGAAAGTTTGATACTGTCACGGCGATACAGAATAACCTCCGTGTCTGCATTGAAGACCTCTGCTATTCGCTGGCGTTTTATAATGGGCTTACTCAAAGCGGTTATGAGCTCTCTGTGAACTTTGAGGACAGTATCCTTGCAGATGATGAAACAAAGCGTGCAAGCGATCGTCAGGACGTTTCTATGGGCATTATGCCATTGTGGGAATACCGAATGAAATGGTATGGTGAGGACGAGGAAACGGCTAAGAAAATGACCTCCGACAGCACCGCAGAGGTGATAGAATAATGCTCAAAGCAAGCGAGATAGAGCGAGTTTCAATGGTTCTTGACAAGCCCCTGCGTGACCTTGAAATGCAGATAATGGAGGACATCGTCCGCAGGATAAAGATAAACGGCGAGATAACACGTTCGGCGGATTGGCAGATATACAGGCTTCACGAGCTTGGAATGAGCAAGCGTGAGATAAAGAAAGCCATAGCCGATAACCTTGACCTCTCCAAAGCTGAGATAAAAGAGCTGTACAATGATATCCTGCGAAAAGGCTATGAATGGGACGATAGTATATACAAGACCAAAGGCAAAGCACGGATCCCCCTTGAAGAAAACGAGGGTCTGCAAAGGCTTTTGTCGGCTGTATCGGAGCAGACTTCGGGGGAGTTTAAAAACATATCTCAGTCACTTGGATTTGCAGTAAAACAGCCTGACGGCAAGTTGAAATTCACGCAGGCGGCAGACTTCTATCAACAGAGCCTTGACAACGCCATAATGGGCATAGCAAGCGGAGCGTTCGATTATAACACGGTCATAAAGAAAGTCATTTCGGATATGACGAACTCAGGTCTGCGTACTGTGGACTATGCCACAGGCTGGAGCAACAGGGCAGACGTAGCCGCAAGGCGTTCGGTGATGACAGGGCTTTCACAGCTAACCGCAAAAATGAATGAGGACAACGCCAAAGAGCTTGGCACAGACTATTTTGAAGTCACTTGGCACAGCGGAGCAAGACCCTCTCATCAAGAATGGCAGGGCAAGGTCTACAGCAAAAAAGAACTTGAAACTATCTGCGGTCTTGGTACTGTGACAGGTCTGTGCGGTGCGAATTGCTATCACGATTATTACCCCTTTATCCCCGGCATATCTGAGCGTTCCTACACAGACGAGGAGCTTACACAGATGAATGCAGAGGAGAACAAGCCTGTTAAGTACGGTGATAAAGAGTACACAAAGTATGAAGCTTTACAGCGACAAAGAAAGCTTGAAACTGCAATGAGAGCTCAGCGACAGAAAATACATCTTCTTGAAGAGGCAGGTGCTGATGAGGAAGATATCACCAACGCACGCTGCCGATATCGTGGCACTTCCCAGGAGTATACAAGGTTTTCAAAAGCAATGGGTCTGCCTCAGCAAAGAGAGCGTGTGAACGCCGACGGACTGGGGAATATCGGGGTGGGAAAAACCAAGATAGACTTGACGCAAAAAGATTATAGTGATATAATTGATATGAAAGGTAAGATGTCTGATATAGACGTGCGAAAGTGGTACAGACACCACAACAAAAATATCCCTCAGCTTATCGACAAAAGCAAGTCTATTGAAGAACAGGCAAGGCAAGCTTGTGAACTGCGTAACAAGTATCGCTTTCAGGCAAGAGAGTTAATGGAAGATCAAAAAGCTCGTAAAACCCTTGACCAGACCGACCCTATCATTTCTTTTGAAGACTTGGTGTCAGATAAAATGGCACGAAAAAACATGAGCAGAGAAGAAGCTGTAGCAGACACTTTGAAGACCGCTGTAAAAACACGAAAATCAGTAGATAAAAGGTATGGATTGGATGATCAGCAATGAAAAAATATGAATACAATATTTGCACGGCTGCGGACAAAGAAATTTTTGATAAGCAATGTGCGGCATTGGAAAAGCATATCCCAGGCATTGAACGGTCCGATATGCTGACAGATGTTGACGGCTCACAAACGCAGATATACACATTAAACGGAAAGAAGATAATCGTACACAACAGTTATTATATTGACGCTGTGTACATTGATTCAGAAGTTGAACTTACAGAGTATTTCAAATGATAATTTTACCGCTTGACTAATGTCGGGCGGTATTTTTATACCCAAATATCGGAACTAAGCACCTTAACGGGTGCTTTTTTCATACCATTTCGTCCTTGATATGACGTTAAACTGTCAGACTTTCACACCGCAGACAGAGCGGTATATAAGCTATGTAGAAAGGACAAACATATGAAAAACATTTTTGAGATCCTTGCCGCTCTGGGTATCGTTATCCCTGAGGACAAGAAACAGGACATCACAAAACAGGTGGCAGAGAATTATAAGACTGTGGCTGAGTTTGAAAAGGTGAAAAGCCGCCTTGAGGTGGAGCGTGATAACTATAAGGACAGCCTCGATACCGCACAGAACTCTCTCAAAGAATTTGAGGGTGTGGACGTCAAGGAGCTTAACGGCAAAGTCGCACAGCTCACCGCTGACCTTGCTAAGAAAGATACCGAGTATCAGGCGAAGATATCTGATATGGAGTTTGACGCTACCCTTGATAACGCTATCTCGGCAAGCAAGGCAAGAAACGTCAAGGCTCTTAAAGCTTTGCTTGATGTGGAAACTCTCAAAGCTTCCAAAAATCAGGCTGAGGATATCAAGACGGCTATCGAGAACGTGAAGAAAGATAACGATTATCTTTTTGAAAGCTCCGAGCCTATCAAGAACCCGGTCGCTCCCACAGGCACGCCTGCCGCAGGTGAAGTGAGCAAGGAAACCTTTGCAAAAATGGGGTATATGCAGAGGTTGGAACTTAAACGAACAGACCCCGAAAAATACGAACAGTTGAAAGGATAGGATATTATGAAAAAGACAAATGGCATTAGAATTTCTATGCAGTATTTCGCAGAGCAGACAAAGATCACCGACCTTATCGATCCTGAGGTAATGAGTGATATGATCGACGCAAAGATAGAGTCTAAGATAACTGTATCTCCCTTTGCGAAGATAGACAGAACGCTCGTTGGCGTGCCTGGTGACACTATCACAGTGCCACAGTACAAGTATATCGGCGATGCAGTTGATGTTGCAGAGGGCGTTGAAGCCGAAACTGTCAAGCTTGAAACAGATTCTACTCAGGCTAAGGTAAAGAAAGCCATGAAAGCGGTGGAGATAACTGATGAAGCACTTCTCAGCGGCTATGGAAACCCTGCGGGTCAGGCGACTTCACAGCTTGCAATGTCTATCGCTTCTAAGGTGGACGCAGACAGCATGGACGCACTTATGAAAGCCCAGCTCATCTATGACGGCTCGGCTTCTGCTATCTCTTACAGCGGCATTGTTGACGCTGTTGACAAGTTCAATGAGGAGCTGAACACCGAAAAGGCTATGTTTATTAATCCTCATCAGAACTCACAGCTTAGAAAGGACCCGAACTTCATTTCAGCAGATAAGTATGACGGCAATGTGGTCATGACAGGCGAGATAGGCAAAATAGCGAACTGCCGTATCGTTCCGTCAAAGAAGGTTTCACTTAACGAGGCTATCCCAGAACAGTATGTGAGAGTTGACAGCGATGCAGAGGGTGCAAAGGAAGTTGTTGCGGACAGCACAGCTTCACCAACTGCTTCACAGATAAAGCTCGGCTCAGTAACGCCTTGTGCAGATGGCTACACTCCAAAGGTGGGTGACTATGTTGTAAAGAACGCCGCTGTTAAGGCTGGCACTTTCTACATATGCCCTATCATCAAGCTCAACGCTGATACTGAAACAGAGGACGAAACATCAGCTCTGACTATCTACCTCAAGCGTGACACCAACGTTGAAACAGAGAGAAGAAGCACAAAGCGCTGCACAGATATATCTGCTGACAAGCATTACACTGTGGCTATTTCAGATCAGTCAAAGGTAGTGCTTGCAAGATTCAAGAAGTAAAGAGGTGCGGCAGTATGAAAGCATATGCAAACGAGAGCTATTATATAGGCGTTTATCTTTGCGGCAAAGAGCCTGACATATCTGCCGCTTTTGACTTCTATGCAATGCAAGCCACAAGCCTTATGAAGCAATATACCCTTAACAACGTTGACGAGAACGATATCCCCGAAGAAGTGAAAATGTGCTGCTGCGAGCTTGCGGAGAATATTTTCAAGGCAGAGCAGGAGGGCGGCACTCAGGGGGTATCTTCCGAAAGTGTTGGTGGTTGGTCAAAGTCATATGAAAGCTCAGATATCCGCAGGCAGAACGCTGACAGAGCCGTTCACGATATCGTGTACAAATGGCTCAGCGGAACAGGGCTGCTTTACAGAGGGGTGAGATAAATGCTTGCAAACAGCGATTGCACAGTGTATCTTTTCGACAAGCAGACAGAGGGATTTGTGCGGAAGTATGCAGAGAAAGTTTACTGGTGTGAGAATAAGTCGGGAAGTATCGTGAAAAGCGGTATGCAGACCTCAGACAGCACAAGGGTGTATTTCTATGATGATAATGCACCGAAAACCCCTGCAAAGGATATGCTTGTGAGAGGAAAATGCGAGTTTGAGTTCGATAATCAAACGCCGCAGAGCATATCTGAGAGCATGAAAATCTTCCGTGCGGAGTATGACTTTGTTACGGTAATGAGCATTGATGATTATATGTTCGGTGGTCTGCCACATATGGAGGTGAGCGTGAAATGAAGATAGGTCAGCCTATGGACAGCAGGGCTATCACTTGGGATAAGTCCTTTGCAGGCAGGTATTCAGAACGCTTTGATAAGGCTCAAAAGTTCATTGACGCCGAGTGCATAAGGCATATGGTGAAGTATACACCTACCCTCAGCACTAATCTGAGAAAGTCTGCCACGAGAGGCACAAAAATAGGCAGCGGCAAGATACAGTATCTTGCACCTTACGCACGCTATCAGTATTACGGCAAGCTTATGGTATCCTCTGTTACAGGCTCGTCTTACGCCCGACATGGAGAAAAGAAAGTGCTGACGGACAAAGACCTTGTTTACAGCACTTTTAAAGAGCCACTTGCCGGCAAGCTTTGGTTTGAGCGAATGAAAGCCGACAAGAAACAGCAAATACTCAGAGGAGCGGCGGCGATAATGGGAGGCAAAGCGAAATGAACATAATCGAGCTTGTGAAAGATATTTTGCAGCAGTTCCCGAAAATATCGGAGGTTTGCAACGATATCCATATCGACTTTACCGACGATACGCCAACCAATTACGGCTTGTCCTCAACAGGCGACAGCCTTATAAGCTCTGATATTCTGGGCGGTCAGACAAGACAGCATAACTTCATTCTCTATGCGGTGTATCAATCTATGAATGACTTTGACAGAATGTCAAACAGCGGTGTGCTGCTTGACTTGCAGATGTGGCTTGAAAGCTATGCAGACAAGCACCGAGATACCACATTCACTACCATAACAGAGGGTGAGGAAAGGACAGGCGTTCTTGAAAAGCTCACCTGTGCAAACGGAATGATATACGCAATACCAAATGAAAACACGAACGATACTGTGCAGTATCAGTTACAGATAGCGGCACAGTATCAGATATAAAAGGAGGAAAACATATGCCTGATTATTCATACAAGAGCGGAAAGCTCAACAGAAGTCATCTTCTGCATTATCTTGACACTACATTCGCAGCGGTCGCTTCATCACCAAGCTGGTATCTTCTCGGCAAGGACGTTGAGGACGCAAGTGTGGAGCTCAATCCTGACACTTCCACAAAGAAGAATATCCTTGATGAAACCACAGTTGAGGACAACGGCTATGAGCCTGAGTTCGACCTTGACACATTCTATGCAAAGCCCGGTGACGCACTTTACGAAAAGCTCAAGGATATCATGATGAATCGTCTTACCGGCGACGCCTGCAAGACAAGCGTGCTTGAAGTCATCGTTGACAAGACCACAGGCGCGTATGACGCATGGATGGAAGATATCATCGTCAAGCCGCAGTCATATGGCGGACCACAGGGGGCGTAAATATCCCGTTCAACTGCACCTTTGCAGGAAACAGAGTGAAAGGCTCTGTCACCTTTGCGGCAGGCGTGCCAACGTTTACAAAGACTACGGAAGAATAAAGTATATGACAAACATATGAAAGCACTTCGTTCAGAGCGGAGTGCCTTTTGTTTGCCGTAATACAGAAAGGATGATAGAAATGTCAATGCAGTCAATAGATTTTAACGGCGGTAATTACAAAGAGTACGCTATAAACGGCGATGAGAACAGAGTGATAAGGATAAACGTGTCAGATGTTGGTATCATCACAAGGATACAGGACGCTATGAGCAAGGCTGACAATATCGCAGAAGAAGTGTCAGAACGTGAGAAGAACGAGGACAGAACTCAGCTTCTCAAAGAGTATGACCAGCGTGCAAGAGAAATGGTCAATGACATATTTGGAACCGATGTGTGTACGGCGGCGCTCGGAAGCGTGAACGTGTTCTCTGTGGCTTCAAACGGCAAGCCTGTGCTTGTGAACTTTCTTGAAGCGCTTCTTGTTGTGGTGGTGCAGGAGATAAAGTCAGCACAGACGGCGGCTCAGATAAAGCTTCAAGAAAAGGTGGAGAAGTACATAGCTCCCGTTGTTGCTCAGCCTGCGGTCAACGTGGCGGAGCTTTCTGACGAGGACAAAAAGGCTCTGCTCAGGGAGCTGCTGAAATGATAGGCAGTTTGCCAACAGCCCTTGAAATAGACGGCAGAGAGTATGCCATACGCTCAGATTTTCGGGTCATACTGCGGATCTATTCAGCCTTTGCAGACCCTGAACTTGACGAGCGTGAAAAGTGCTATGTGTGTCTTAAATGCCTTTACGCTGAGGATATCCCACGAGAGCATTTGCAGGAGGCTGTCAACAAGGCTTATTGGTTTGTGGGCGGTGGAGATGTTCCGCAGGAGAGCGTTCAGCCTGCAAAGACTATTGATTGGGAGCAGGATGAGAGTATTATTTTTCCTGCGGTGAACAAGGCGGCAGGTTTTGAAACGAGGACGATAAAATATCTTCATTGGTGGACTTTTCTTGGCTATTTCAATGAGATAGGCGAGGGGCTTTTTTCGTCTGTTATAGGCATACGGCAAAAGCTTAACAAGGGCAAAAAGCTTGAAAAATACGAGCAGGAGTTTTACAGAAACCACCGCAATATGATAGACCTTAAACGAAAGCTCTCAGCAGAAGAGCAGAGGGCTGAAAACGAGGACAAAGAGTTTCTGAAACAACTGACGGGAGGTGAATGACAATGGCTGATGGGTGCTTGAATTTTGACACCAACATAAACAGTGAGGGCTTTGAAAAGGGCTTGAAAAGCCTTTCCGATATGGTGGGGGATATCAAGCCAAAACTTAAAAGCCTTGCAATGGCTCTGACAGCTGCATTCTCCGTCAAGAAGCTTGTGGACTTCGGCAGGCAATCCATAGAAACAGCCTCAGACCTTGCGGAAGTTCAGAACGTTGTTGACACGGCTTTCGGTGAATCAAAGCAGAAAATGGAGGACTTCGCTGACACGGCTGTAAAGACCTACGGCATTTCAAAGCTCACCGCAAAGCAGACAGGCTCAAACTTCATGGCAATGGCGGCAGGAATGGGGCTTGCCAATGACAGTGCAAGCGATATGGCTATGGCTCTTACAGGGCTGTCGGCGGATATGGCGTCATTTTATAATGTCGGTCAGGACGTAGCAAGCACGGCGCTGAAATCAATTTTTACAGGCGAAACTGAGACCCTCAAACAGTTCGGTATTGTTATGACGGACGCCAATTTGCAGGCGTATGCACTTTCAAAGGGTATCACGAAGTCAACTGCCGATATGTCGCAGGCTGAAAAAGTCCAGCTGAGATACAACTACGTTATGTCACAGACGGCTCTTGCTCAGGGGGACTTTGCAAAGACTTCTGACAGCTGGGCGAACCAGACAAGAATACTTTCTGAACAATGGAAAGAGTTCGGAGCAACTATCGGCACTGTGCTGATGAACGTTCTTCTGCCTGCTGTCAAGGCGATAAACAGTCTGCTTTCACAGCTCATAGCTTTGGCACAGGGGGCAGCGAGGTCACTTTCAGAGGCGTTCGGTTTTGAACTAAGCAACAGTGCAGACGAGGCTCAAAGCATAGTGAAAAGCACCTCTCAGGTAGCGGATAATTACAGCGATATAGCCGACGATGCACAACAGACTCAAGAGGCACAGGAAGGATCTCTTGCAAGCTTTGACCAGATGAACAAGCTGAATGATGAGAGCAAGTCAGACAGCACTGGGGTCAGCGGAGCTGGGGAGATAATGCAGCCTTCCGGGACTAGCGTTGAGGTGGATACGGGAAAGGCAAATAAAAAGCTGTCTGACTTTTTCACATCAGTGAGAACTCAGTTTGAAAAGCTTGCAGACTATCTTGACATGAATTTTAAGCCTATTTTCGCCGATATATGGAGCGGACTTGAAAGAGAGAGCATTGAACTTGCTCAGATACTTGGTGGAGTTTTCAGCGATATAAAGTCGCTTTCCGAGCCGCTCAAAGCTTATTTTATAAACGATTTTACACCGCTTATGCAGACCGCTTTCAGCACGCTTGGCAAGATAGGCATAGGACTTTTTGACAGCTTCAACAAGGTGTTTTCTGATATCTGGAATGTGGCAGTGTTTCCTATACTGCAAAACTTTCTCACTGTAGGATTACCCCTAATGGCGGATTTTGGCACGCAGACATGGAACACGCTAGGCGTACTGTTTGACAACATAAAAGAGATCTTCGATACCTTGTGGAATGGCGTTGCACAGCCTGTGTTGAACGCCTTAAAAACACTGTGGTGCGATACTTGGCAGAGCATTTCAGACTTTTGGAACGAGTGGGGACAGCCTATATTTGACGGCATAAACGAGGGTATAACCACCACAAAGAACGTATTCCTCAATCTGTGGGAAACGGTCTTGAAACCTGTGTTTGACAAGCTCATGGACGTGGCTGACAGCGTTTGGACGGAGCACTTGAAACCTCTGCTTGATGAGTTTCTCGACTTTGTTGGAACACTTATCACGAGCGTTCTGAGCATTTACAACAAAGCCATAGCACCCGTTGTGAACTGGCTTGTGAGCATACTCGGACCGATAGTAAGCAGTGTGCTTGGCAAGATAATAAAGACAGTGGGCAATGTCATAAGCAATATAATTGACGCCGTGAAGAACATAATTTCAGCACTTAAAGGCGTTGTGCTGTTCATAGTGGGAGTGTTCACCGGTGATTGGAAAAAAGCTTGGCAGGGTGTAAAGAAGATCTTCAAAGGCGTATGGGACGCACTTGTTGACATAGCAAAAACACCTATTAATTTGATAATCGGGCTTATAAATGGTCTGACAGGTGCGGTTGAGGACGCTTTGAATTGGATAATCGACGGCATAAACGAGCTGAGCTTTACGACGCCTGATTGGCTTCCCGGTGATCTTGGCGGTCAGACATTTGGCTTTGACCTAAGCCAAATTGATATCCCCGAAATACCCAAACTTGCCCAAGGTGCAGTAATACCGCCGAACTCTGAATTCCTTGCAGTTCTGGGCGATCAGAAGCGTGGCACGAATATCGAGGCACCGCTTGATACTATCACGCAGGCTGTTTTGCAGGCTCTTGTGTCATACGGCGGAGCGGGGGGCAACCAGAAGATAAGTGTTACCATACCGCTGACTCTCAACGGCAGGACTATCACGCAGATAGTTATTGATGATATCAACGACTATATCAAGCGCAACGGCAGGTCGCCAATAAGGGCATAGGAGGTGCAGAAAATGAAAAGCAGAGGACTTATATTCGGCAGCGAAAGGGTCGCCACACCTGCGGAAGTGAGCTTTACAAACAACAAGATATGGTCGAACAATGCAGGGCGGACGGCTAACTGTAAAATGGTGGGCGATATAAGAGCCATAAAGAAAACTGTCACGCTGAAATGGTATCATCTCACAGGCGAGGAGACGGCAAAACTCAATGAGTATATCTCCAACGTTGACAGTCCGTTTTTCAGTATCACGCTCCTTGATGAGACATTTCAGGAAAGCACTTTTGACGTTTATGCAGGCGACCCCACCTATGAGGTTTTCGGCTGGGATGAGAACAAGCAGTTCTGCAAAGGCGTTGCGGTGGACTTGATAATGCAGTAAAGGAGGCAGTCGAATTGTACCAAACAAGTGAGCTTGTGGCTCAGCGTATCGAGAGCTATTGCCGTATATGGAGGCTGTGGGTCGAAGGCGTAGAGGGTGAGGTGATAATGGGAGATCGGATAACTTCGGGTACAAGCACCTCTCAAAGCACATCTATTTCCGACGATATAGAACTAGGTGCGATATGCTCACAATCGTGGAACATAAATATCAATGATGTTGATACGAAATTTCTCGGCAAAGAGTATGACCTGTCCTTGTACCTTGCAGACCTCACAGGCGTGACCACCTACTCAACCCTAGAAGCCTACACCTACGCTGAGCTTTCAAAGCTTACAGTGGAGCAGATAAGTAAGCTTGGAGAGGTGCTTGGCGGCGAAAGAATACCCCTGGGGCGGTTCACCTGCGTGAAGTCGAAAAAGTCGGGCGGAAATACTGAGGTCACTTTTGCGGATAGGCTTTACTTCTCCGACAAGACCTATGTGCCAAAGGTCAAGCTCCCTGCATGGAGCAAAGCTATCGAGGACGATATCTGCAAGCAGTTGGGGCTTCAAAACGGCAATGACTACACAAAGCCTGCAAAGCTCCGTGTAAAGGGCGGTGCAAGGCTTTACGGCAAGGGTCATATAAGGCTGAAAACTGCAAACTTCGACTTCAAAATAAGCTCTATACCCAAAGACACCACAATGCGGCAGATGCTCAGCTACATCGCCTCGGCACAAGGCGAGTTCGGTTTTGTTGACCGATACGGCAGATACGTCCGCAAATGGTACGGCTCGAGCGTGAAGATACTGGACAACAACACTATCGACCTGCCAACACTGGGAGAACGTCCGAATATCCTCGCAGGCATTGTCTGCAAGGTCAGCGACAGCGAAACTCTGCGGCTGGGCAATACCACAGGCTCGGCAGGGCGTGTGCTAGAGTTTGAAAATCCATATATGACAATGTCGCTGCTGCGGTCATTGTGGCATAGGATAGGCGGCTTTTCGTGGTACACAACGGAGCTTTTTCACCGCCTTGGCGACCCACGATTTGACGTCGGGGACGTGATAACATACGTCAGCGAAAGCGGCGAAAGCTACGATATACCAATAACTAACATAGGATTCAATTTTGACGGCGGACTTTCAGCCGATATTTCTGCGGTGGGTCTGTCGGTGGAAGAACAGCTTTAGGAGGCGAGATAATGGACGAAAATGAGATAACAACTGTGGCTGATACGCAGGCGGAGAATACTGCCGATACAGCGGACACAGGTCAGACAACGCCCACCACCGAGGAGCTTATCCAGCAGCTCACGGCGAGGGTGGCAGCTCTTGAAGAAATAGTGGGCGAGGAGGAGTATGAGCTGCGGTACTCGGGCGAACAGACGGACGAGCTTTTAGACGGCGGTACAGCGGTGTTTCGTGCAAAGACAGCGGCACAGATAGTAAGCCTTGTGAACAGGCTCTACCCACTGTATATGCGGTGGGGGTCTTTCACGGTGAATATGAAGGTCAACGCTGACAACGGTTCCCAGTGGTCATACAATACACGCACAGGAATGATACCCTCGGGGGTCACTAACCCTGCGGTGTTTATGGTGTGCGACTGGGGCAAAAAGCACTTCAAGTCGCAGAGTTTTCAATACAAAGTCGCAAGCAACGGCAGGGACATCGACTGGGAGGCATACCTTGAGCACACCTCTGACCAGGGCGGCACATACGCTTTCAAGGTATACTATCTCATAGTCGGCAAAAATGCGGAAGGGGGAAGTATAGTTGGCTAGTTTCACGGAAAATCTCGGACTTAAAAAGCCCGACAGGTCGGACAGGTTCAGCATCGAGGACTTCAACGGCAATATGGATATTATCGACACTATACCCGATATGGCGAGCGGACAGAGCCTTGTGGGTGTGTCAGTGGGAGAAGCGTACGGAAATATAGGTATAACAGGCATAGCGGAGGCGGTCGAAGATGAAAATATATGAGGGAACAGACGGACTGAGAGGGCTGATAACAAAGCTTATCGAGGTGTGGGACTTTAAAAAGATAGTCTATGAGGGCGATGGTGCAACACTCAGCACGAATGATGTTGTATTCAATCTGTGGGTCACTGATGAGGTGTTTCTGCGTGGTCAATTCAGCGACACGGGAACAAACGGCTGGATTGACCTGCGAACGGAAGATTTGACTTGTCCATGTGTTGGAACTTATAGCAACATCTCTCCAAAAAGGCGTTGGGTCATATACAAACAGGACGGCTTGGCAGCCATAGGCATTGACGGCAATCAGAATGACCGCCCAGGCATTAACATCGTTATCGGCGAGGTAACAGACTATGAAACGCAGGAAAAAAGCTACGGCTTGGCAACAAGCTGTGCAGACAACAACATACGGTTATGTTCTGTATTTACTGACGGAATGACGATAAAGTCTGTGCCTGCCAGACCTGTGTGTCGGCGTAAGTGGCTGACCTCTTTCACACCTGTGACATCGTCGACTTTGAACAAAGGCTTTACAAACCTTTATCACATTCTTTCACACACATCGGGGCAGAATGACAGCGACTACTATCCTGATTATGCAGTTCCCACGCAAACAGTGCTGCTCAACGGCAAGAAATATCTGTTAAGCAGATTTGCTTTTGAGATAAAGGAGTGAGCAAGATATGAAACAGAAATTTGCAAAGCTTATAGACGTCAAGTCTATCGTGACGATATTGTTGACAGCGGTGTTTTGCGTGCTGGCACTGCGCCGCACGATTTCAGCAGAGCAGTTCATCACGGTGTTTACTGTGGTGATATCGTTCTATTTCGGCACGCAGTATCAGAAAAACTATAAAAATAACAAGGAGGATAATTATCATGGCAGCGACAATTAAAGGCATTGATGTTTCTATGTATCAGACAAACGTAGATTTCGCAAAGGTCAAAGCGGCGGGCTACAGTTTTGTTATTATCAGATGCAATAACTGGGATCACACGAAGAACTGTGTAGTAAAAGACCCGCTTTTTGAAACGCATTACAAAAATGCAAAGGCAGCTGGGCTTGACGTCGGTGCATATTACTATACATGGCAGACAACGGTATCCGGTGCGAAACAGGACGCAGTTCTTTGTCTCGATTACATCAAGGGCAAAACTTTTGAATACCCAATTTACTTTGATCTGGAGTGGCAGAAAGCTTTTGCACGCGGTAAAACGGTATGCTCCGACATGGTAAAAACTTTTTGCACTGCGCTGGAGGAAGCAGGCTACTTCGCAGGTCTGTATATCAGCCGCAGTCCGCTCCAGACTTACATAACAAATGATGTCGCAAGACGCTATGCACTGTGGATTGCAGAATACAACAGCAAGTGCAACTACGGCGGCACATACGGTATGTGGCAGTACAGTTCAACGGGCAAGGTCAGCGGTGTTTCCGTGCCGGTAGACATGGATTACTGCTATGTGGATTACCCATCTGTGATAAAGGCTAAGGGGCTTAACGGGTTTAAGGCTACTAACACAAGCACGTCTAAGGTACTTGACAGTTCGGGCTTTAAGAAAGGTGATAAATCCGATGGAGTTCTTGCACTGAAACAGCTCCTTATGCTGGCAGGGTACAAACTTGACAACAACGGCACGTTCGGAGACGGTACCCTAAAGGCGGTCAATGCTCTGTTGAAAAAGTGGGGCTATACTCAGAACGGTATTGCGGGGACTAAATTTATTAAAAAGCTGTCTGCAACGATAAAGTAAAGGAGTAGCTTATGGATACAAAAGAAACATCATACAGCCAAATGGTGACAGTCACTAGGCTTAATTACAGGAGCGATTGCAACTTCACCGCCGGAACGATCGTTGGCGTTCTCGAAGATAATACTCCGGTAAAAGTCGCTGATGATTTTTATGAATTTCATCACGGTCACTACTGGAGAAAAATCAAGCTTGGTCGCAAGCATTATTATGTTGTTGCTGATTGGCTTAAAAAGATTTAAAAGTAACAGCTCCGGGCAATCCGCTCGGAGCTGTATACTATATTAAAAGGAGGTCATATTTATGAAAAGTCCAATACCATGGATTGGTGGAAAGAGCCAGCTTAAAAGTAAGATCATCAAGTCTTTCCCGCCTACTGAAAGCTACAACAGATTTATCGATGTATTCGGCGGAGGCGGGTCTATACTTTTTGCAAAAGGCAAACACGCTGATCTAGAGATCTATAATGACGCCAACAGTGATTTGGTCAACTTTTTCAGATGCTTAAAATATCATTCTGATGAGCTTAAAAAGGAGATAAAATACTATTTAAACAGCCTGGAAATGTTCCTTGACTGCCGTGAGCGCATATCTGTAACCGGATTTACAGACATTCAGCGGGCTGCTATGTTCTATGTGCTTGTCAAGACAGGCTTCGGAGCAAGTCTGAGAACGTTCGGCTGCAACAAAAAGCGGCTTAACACAGATAATTTCGCAGATATCGAGGCAAGACTGGATGGAGTAGTGATCGAAAACAAAGATTTTGAGGATCTTATCAAGGTATACGACCGTGAGAAAGCTTTATTCTACTGCGACCCTCCATACCACAAGACAGAGCGACATTACACTGTTAAATTTACCGAGGATGACCATGAGCGGCTCTGCAGAGTTCTTCACCAGATCAAGGGCAGATTTGTACTGTCGTACAACGATGACAAGTATGTGAGAGACCTGTATAAAGACTACAATATTCAGGCGGTCACCCGCAATAACAGTCTTTCATCAGGTGATTTCAAAGAGGTAATAATCACAAATTTCTAGTATTTTTTTTAGAGAATAAATAACGGATTTCGTTATTTATGTTGTAAAAAACATACCGGAGGTAATCATGAGAGTAAAATTAAGGGCTTTGCTTAATTCCAGGGGCATTACTCAGGCTGAACTTGCGCAGGCGACAGGCATCAGACCGTCCACAATCTCACAGCTTTGCAATAACATCGCTGTCGGTTTCAAATTTTCACATCTTGAGCTGATTTGCAGATTTTTAAAATGCGATTTAAATGACATTTTAGAGCTGTAAAAAATACGTTTCAAAAATTCTCGATAATTCAAAAAAAGTGATGAGTGTTTCGTTTTGTTGAAACATTTCATCACTTTTTTGCGTTTTGCTTGTCAGTTTTTTGGATTTTGCTTGTCAAACATCAGCAAATACGCCAATCAGAAATAAAATAACATTTATTAAGCAAACATAGTAAATATGATTTTCTAACTCATTATTGCCATCTATCAAAAAAATCCTCCTCTAAGTTCAATAATCTTCTTATTTCATTAATTACAAGTTTTGACCGTGTTATTGAAAAGGTCCGATATACATGAAAAAGCAGTAGATATGCCTTGATTGCCTAATTCTAATACTGAAATAAGCAATGGAAACAGTGTATAGAACTCAGGATCTTCAGCCTTTTTTGTATCTGCTTCGACTGCATTCTCGTCATCTATTTTAAATTGTATCACAGCTTCTTCAATTTTGCAACCCTTATCGTAAATAAATTCAGGACAAATTCCTAAAGTTGCATCATTTGTCATTGCATTTGAGTAAAGGCTTTCTCTTGCATCAAGATTTGACAGAATATTTCCTGCGGCTTTCATTTTAACCGATATCTCGAAAGGATTTGTATCGGTATCAATATTTGAAAAGTTTTCGACATCTGGCGGAACGTCAACTTCAAATATATACTCCGAATCAGGCACGCCAAAAGTCTGGGGATTGGTTCGGCTGAGAGATTTTGTATTTTTATTTCACCGGTAAAACCGTTATCCCAATCGTTGGTAACATTCAGCGAAACAATATATTCATTTTCTGCTTTATCGGTTCTTTGTGAACAGATTTCAAAAACTTTTGGAATTTCAAGACCTTCGCCTGTCACACAGTAACCGAAATTCACTTCCTGATCGGGCTGAATTTCATAATTATATCCTGAGTTTTTTATAATATACTGAGTTTCGCTGCTGTAAGCAATGCCGTTCCAAAGTCCGCTTATCTCTCCATGAGCGTCGTATTTCAAAGCCCAGTTTGATATAGTTTCTGAACCTATATTTTTGATTTTTATTTCAATATTCTGATTATTGCCCCATGAGCTTTTAATATCATAATAAACAACATAACCATTGCCTATATAGACAGATGAATTGTTATCAGCGACATCTGCTGCCGAAGCGTAGACCGGAACAATTATGTTGATGAG